GGCAGACCTTCTTCAGGGAATGCACGAGGTTCGCAGAATGAAGGAACAACGTCAGAAAACTTCTCAGGAGGAGGAGGTATCTTATCGAACCGATCCCCCCAAGGGTCAGGCAGGGATACCACAACCACCGATTCTCAAAATTTAAAGAACCCTTCAAGGATATTCCCTACTAACACCGAGATCAACTCCTACTTACCTACAATTAAAAAGGTATTAGAAGTTGGTAAAAAAGGATCGCCTCAAGAAACAGGACTTACTCGTGAAGAGATAATGAGTGTGGCTAATGCACTTGGTTATGCAATGGTCTTTGTTAAAAACAAAGCTGAAATGGATAAAAGAAGAGGTTCTAGTTCTCAATTAGGTATTACTCACGGTTACCATAGATCAGGTGGAAGTAGGTCTAGAGAAAACCAACCAATAGAGATTGTTGCTATTCAACAGGGTTACAAAAACCCAAAAAATCCTAAACAAAATGTAACTGAGTTAGATGAGTTATGGACACTTGCACATGAGGTTGCCCATGGTTTGTCACAGTCTACAAATCAAAGAGGTGTTTTAAATGCAGAGGGATTTCCCTTTAATGTTTATAGTCCTGACACATCTAAAGAAAGAGCAGCATTTTTAGGAACACTTGAAGATGACTTAGGTAAGGTTTTGGAAAACTTAACCGAAGGTTCTCAAGGTAAAAAGATATCTAAAGAGATTATTAGTTTACAGTTAAATGCTGAGTTTATGTCAATGAAGGAAAATGCACTTGGAAACACAAAAGGAACAGTCACACCTCGTGGTTTTATAAATGACGTATATGCATATTTTGAAGATGGAATGTCAAAGCTAGAAACAAGACTTCAAGAAGCTAACGACCCATTAGTACAAAGAATGATTAGAAAACAAATCCAGTTTGCTGAAACTAACATGGATAATTGGGTAAAGAAAACACAAAACTATATATTTGGTATTGAAGAACTGATAGCTGATGCCGTGGGGGGTTATTTAATGTCACCTCAGCAGTTTAAATCTATAGCACCAAATACTGCTAAGTTTATCAGAGACAACTTAAACAACAAACCATCATCTAAGTTTGTTAAATTCTATTCATCACCATTAGGAACTATATTAGCCATTATTATGTCGGCTTTTGCAGTCAGTGATGACGAGGAAGAACAACTACCTGAAGGAGCCTTACAGCTCGGACAGGGAGCTTTAAGTGCTTGATAGGCGAAAGCTAAGAGCCAAGTCACCATCAAAAACTATATTTCCTCAGAAGGCTCCTAAGAGAAACTACTTTTCAACATTGATGGAGACCGAAGAAGGTAGAGCATTGAGAAAGTCGTGGTCTACTAAGAAAAGAATAAATGGTGGTCGTCCAAGAGGGGTTCCTGACGGCTATAGAAAAGAGCAAATAGAACCCATAAGAGCAGAAGCGAAAAAGGAAGCAGAGAGGTTAGTTAACATAATGGCTGATAAGTTTAACATAGAGGATGAATACTCTAAACAGGCATTACAGACAGCAGTCGAGGTAATGAATGTAGTAGGAGAAACAAGAGAGAGACTAGCTGCAGCTAGATTGGTATTAGACTTTACCAAACAGAAACCTGCATCTAAGAATGAAGTAGCCTTAACTAAAGCTGAAGACTTCTTAGCATCTCTTGTAACGGAAACAGATGGATCAACAACTAAAGAAGATTAGAGAACGACTTCTTTATGAATTTCCTTTTTACTCAAAATCTGCATTAAAGATAAGAACAAAGTCAGGTGATATTGCTCCACTTGCTTTGAACCCTGCCCAAGAAATACTTCAGAAGGCAGTTGATAAACAACAGAAAACAGAAGGTAAGATAAGGATCATTATCCTTAAGGCTAGACAACAGGGTTTATCAACCTATGTCGGTGGTCACCTATATTTTACTGTATCACAAAACAAAGCTAGAAAGGCTATGGTGATAACTCACCATGCTGATAGTACTAGGGCATTGTTTGACATGACAAAAAGATATCATGAAAACTGCCCTGAGATACTTAAACCACATACAAAATATTCAAGTAGAAGGGAACTAAGTTTTGATATCCTTGACAGTTCATTCGTGGTCGCCACGGCAGGTGGAGATAGTGTGGGAAGGGGCGAAACAATTACTAATTGTCATGCCTCTGAACTTGCTTTTTGGCCTAAGTCGTCTGCTGAAGACATTTGGAACGGCCTTGCACAGGCAGTACCGAACACATCTAACACGGCCATATTTATAGAAAGTACTGCAAACGGTGTTTCAGGCATATTCTACGACTTATGGAAAGGTGCTATTGAAGGTAAGAACGGTTATATTCCTGTTTTTATTCCTTGGTTTACCGACCCTGAATATCGTGAAGAAGTACCTAAAAAGTTTAAAAGAACACCTGACGAAAAGGAACTCGCTAAAAAGTTTAAACTAGACAATGAACAACTTATGTTTCGTAGACGTAAGATTGCTCAAAACGGTATAGAGTTATTTAAACAAGAGTACCCATCATACCCTGATGAGGCTTTTCTTACTACAGGCCGTCCTGTATTCAACCCTGATCAACTTCAGAAGTTATTACCTGACACTAAAGATGTAGAAGGAAGACTTGCATTAGAAACTGATGAATGGGTAAACCATAATCGTGGTGAATTAACTACATTTATAAAGCACGATAGTGGAGAACAATATGTCATTGGTGCAGATGTATCTATGGGAATACGGAACGGAGACTACTCCGTGGCCATTGTACTCGATAGTAAAAAAAGACAGGTTGCCACATGGCGAGGTCATGTCCACCCTGACTACTTCGCTACAATACTCTTTCACTTGGGAACATACTACAACGAGGCCTTTATCTGTGTTGAGAACAACTCACACGGAATATTGACCTGTACTAGGTTAGGTAAAGACTTAGCCTACCCTAACTTCTATACTGAAGTACAACACGATAAGATCACTGACAGGGAAACTGTGAAACTCGGTTTTACAACTACTGTTAAAACTAAACCTTTAATTATCGATCAACTCAGAGCCTCTATGAGGGAGAAAGAGTTGGAACTCAATGACAAAGTCACAATAAGAGAAATGCTTACTTATATAGTTACCGAAAGTGGTGCTATGGAGGCCGAGCATGGATGTTTTGACGACTGTGTTATGTCACTTGCTCTTGCAAACTATGTGCATGAAGGAGCTTGGGAGCCTACAGAAAGTACGGATGAATTTTACATGGAAATGGTATAAATATGGCTAAAACTGAAGAATATTCAAAACTAGATGACTCTGACATTGTCGTAATGGTTGAAAATAACATTAAGACTTCCGTTGGTTATTATGACAGTGAGATTTCTAAAGAACGTAAGAAAGTCACTGACTATTACAATGCCACACTTCCACAACCTGCCCACGATGGTAATTCTAAGTTCGTATCACAGGATGTTTACGACAGTGTCGAGGCATTAAAGGCAGCTCTTCTAGAGACTTTTGCCTCAGGGAACAACATAGTAAAGTTTGCACCTCAGAATGCTGACGATGTCGAAACTGCCGAAGTTTGTAGTAAATACACCGACTATGTAATGTTCAGACAGAATGATACTTTTGAAGTTATGAACTCAGCTATTCACGATGGATTAACTGCTAGAGTTGGTGTTGCTAAAGTCTTTTGGGATGAGAAAGACGAGGTTATTGAAGAAGAATTTACTGATGTAAACCAAGATGAGCTAGACATGCTACTCGCACAGGATGACGTTGAGTTAGGCGACAGCACAACCAACGAAGTTGGCTTAATCTCAGGTACTGTTCTTATGACAAGAGATGCCTCACAGGTAACTATTCAGTCCTTAGCTCCTGAGGAGTTTTTAATTGAACCACAGGCAAGATCATTAGAAGAAGTAAACTTTGTAGCTCATAGAACTCGTAAGACTTTAACTGAGTTAAGAGAAATGGGTTACTCTGAAGATGTCCTGAAGAATATAGGATCAGACCATGAGGATGTTGATGTTGAGACAGACCCTGAAGTACTAGCTAGGTTTGAAAGTATAGGTGCTAGTCGTGGTTTTGATAGTAAGGGTTATCAAGATCAAGTTCGTGATATCATGGTATATGAATGTTATATGATGTTAGACAAAGAAGGTACAGGGATTGCCTATCTTTATAAAATTTGTAAGGCAGGTAATGTTATACTTGAGTGTGTTGAAGTTGATAGAAAGCCTTTTATTGTGTTCACACCATTACCTATACCTCATGCTTTTTATGGCTCTAACTTTGCATCTAAGGTTATAGCAACACAAAATGCTAGAACTATATTAACTAGATCAATTCTAGATCATGCAGTTATTACTAACAATCCTAGATATATGGTTGTTAAAGGTGGTTTAACGAACCCAAGAGAACTTATAGATAACCGTGTTGGTGGTTTAGTAAACGTATCAAGACCTGATGCCATTTCACCTATGCCTCAGGCACCTCTAAACCCATTTATCTTTCAGACATTACAGATGCTTGATGAAGATAAAGAAGATACCACAGGTGTCTCAAAATTATCCCAAGGCTTAAATAAGGATGCCATAAGTAAACAAAACTCAGCAGCAATGGTTGAGCAGTTAGCAACAATGTCTCAGCAGAGACAAAAGATAATAGCTCGTAACTTTGCTAACCAATTCCTTAAGCCTTTATTTCATGAGGTCTATAGGCTTGTTGTAGAGAACGAACAGTATGAAAAGATTGTCGATATAGCAGGTAGTTTTGTCGAAATAGACCCTACTAATTGGAAAGAAAAAAGAGATGTAATGGTTGAGCTTAAGCTCGGTTACGGTGAACAGGAAAGAGATGCAGCTAAGTTTATGCAGCTACATACCCTATTCTCACAAGACCCAAACTTACAACCAATGTATCAATTACCAAATAGATTTGCGATGATGAAAGAGGCATTGCAGAAACAAGGCATTCTAAATGTCGAAGAGTTCTTAACACCACCTGATCAATTACCTCCACCTCAACCTGATCCAATGCAGCAGATGCAAACTCAAATGGCTCAGAAACAACTTGAGTTACAGGAACGTCAGCAACAACTATCTGAGATGAAAGCAAAGATGGATGGTCAGATGGAAAAGATGAAATTGGAGCTTGATAAGATGAAGGCCGAGAGTTCACATGCTCTATCCTCCGACAATCAAGATTTAAAAGAGCAACAATTTGCTCATAAGAAACTCATAGATGAGGCTGAATTAGAGGTTCTAAAGACAGCCGAAGATGTGAGGGGAATAGCCTCCCCTACAGGGTAA